TTGGTCACACGTGACGATCTACATGAGGTATGCGATCCTGGGCCGTTGACCGCGAAGGAAATCGCGCATATGTGGGGTACGCTGAAGGCGGCGTACATAAAGGCTACGGCTGCGCTGAACGAGATTCGTCTCGGGATCGTGCTTAATCGGGATACGCGGGAAGAATTGCTGGTGCGGGCCGAAGAAGCGCTCAACTGGAATACGACGCCTCCGCGGGTCACGACGATCGCCTGCGGCCCTCCACGCTGCACTGATGGCGAACACAAGATGGACGGCCCGGTGGTCCAGCGTGGGAACATGGGATCGGTCTCTTGCTCGAAATGCGGCGCCTTGGCGTTCGATGTAGACACTTTCATGGGCGGTGCCTGATGGGCGGTGCCTGATGGGCGACGCTGCGGAAGATGCCATCCAGCAGGGCATGGATGCCTGGTTGTCGGGAGAGTATGACGATGAAGGCGAGGACTATACCCCGCGTGCGAAGACCTGTCGAAGTTGCCGGGCTACAAATCTGGAATGGGTCCGCTGGGCGGGTAGATGGGCGTTGTTCGATTCTGCGGGGAAATTGCACGTTTGCAGGCCGAAGGATGTGTTCAAGTGACTTATCGCTCCCCGCTTGTCCAGCCTTTCGATTATCAACTGACCGGCGCGGATTTCCTCAAAATCCGCAAACAGGCCTTGCTTGCGGATGTCCCAGGCGTGGGTAAAACGGGGACTGCGATCCGAGCTGCGGACCTCGTTGGCGCTGCGAACATTTTAGTCGTGGCTCCAGCCTCGGTCAGAATTCAATGGAGCCGTGAATTTGAGCGCTTCTCTCCGCTTGACCGGCCCCTCCAGGTTGTCATGCCTGGCGACACACCAAACACATCCGGCGTTGTGATCCTTTTTTACGATGCTGCGGTCAAGCATCTCGATTTGCTCCTGTCTGTCCAGTGGGATGTGCTCATCATCGATGAGGCCCACTACCTAAAATCCAGATACATCGTTTCCAAACACACATCCGGCTATCGGACGCGCGCCTTGTACGGCTCGGGGAAAAGATATGCCGGGCTCATCACAAAAGCTACCCGCACCTGGAGACTGACCGGAACGCCGGCATTGAACCATGCGGGAGAACTTTGGACGCATGTCAAATCGGCGGGACTCACTGACTGGCCTTACCAGGACTGGCTCTACCACTTTTGTGAAGGTTTTGATAGCGAGCACGGCTTCAGGTTTACAAAACACCGTCATACCGAGGAACTCCAAAAGCTCCTGGCTCCTTTCATGCTCCGCCGTACAAAGGCTGAAGTCCAGCCCGATCTCCATGAACCGATGTTCGAGGCCATCACGGTCCCCCGATCCGACGCTGCTCTCCCTCCTGAACTCGCAGCCCTCATTCCTCAACTAGACCAGGCCGACACCCAGCTTCAGGAGGCGCTCTCTTCCGGCAGTCCCAGCGATCAACTCAGTACCTTGGAGTCCATGGCGTCGAGCCTGGCGACCTTACGCCGTTATACCGCGATGGCCAAACTTCCTGCAATCGCCGAGCAGATCGAGGAGGATCTTACCACCAACCAGATCCCTAAGCTGGTCGTCTTTGCGATCCACAAAATCGGTGTGCGCTGGCTCGCGGAAAAATTAGCCAAATTTCATCCCCTCACGATCTCCGGCGATACCTCCGCGGAGAAGCGGCAGCCCAACATTGACAGATTTCAATCTGACCCTAGCGTGCGTCTTATAATCGGCAACATAGCGGCCATGGGCACCGGCGTCGATGGGCTTCAGAACGTCTGTGATGAGGCGATTTTTGTCGAACTCGATTGGGTTCCCAGCTCGAACGCCCAGGCCATTATGAGACTTTGCCGCATCGGCCAGAAGAATCCAGTGCGCGCGCGGGTGTACTCTTTGTACGGAAGTGTAGACGAACGGGTCCAGGATGTGCTGACTGACAAGGTCCGCGAGCTGGCCAAAATCCTCTGAAATTTTTCTCTTGCATTTCCCACGAACATGATCTACAGTGATCTGGGATCAACGCAGCACACAAATCTGAAAGGCAAAAATGATACACATCGAAATTGACACATCCATTCTTCAGCCCCAGGAAATTTTGGGACTGATAGCCCTCCTGAACAGCCTAACGTCGGTCAACGGCCTCGCCTCTCAAGTCCCCCAAGTCCAAGTCCCCCAAGCCCAAGCCCCAGCGCCATCTCCCAAGAACGAAGAGCAGGCGATCTTCGGCGTTCCTGTCCAACCGGCACCGGCCGACGCTTCCACCCCCGAACCCGCGCTCACCGCGGAGCCTAAAGGGGAACCCTCGGCGGAGTCTGCATCCACTGCCAAGCGCCATCGCCGCACCAAGGCGGAGATCGCCGCGGACGAAGCCCAAGCGCGGGCTGCCACGGCTCTCGCCGCTGGAGTTCCTGTTACCGAAGTTCCGGCTGCTGTGCCAGTCGCTGCTACTGCTTTGGCTCAGGCATCTGTCGCGTCCACAGCCAAGCCCCTCACCGCTGAAGAACTGCGCGCGCTTCTGAACGGGTACATCGCCCGGCATTCCATGGAAGAAGCGATCGGCAGACTGCGCGAGTTCGGTTGCAGCCGGGTCACCGAAGCTCTGGCTCTCGCCCCCGGCTCGCTGACTGCCCTCGCCGAGGCCCTCAATGGGTAGCCTCGTTGTTGTAAAGCCTAAAGAGCATTCCAAGCTCCCGCCCTCCGGGGCGGAACGCTGGATGACCTGCCCCGGCTCGGTCGTGCTTTCGGAAGGAATGCCGGAGGACGAATCCGAGTACGCGGCGGAGGGTACGAGAGCCCACGCCTTTGCCGAGCGCTGGCTGCTTCTTCACTTCGCGCAGCATGGCGCCACGCCGTCTCCCACCGATCCGGAGGAGATCGAAATGGCCAGGCACGTCAAGGTTTACATCGACGAGTGCGCCTCCCTTGCCGTTCCCGGCTCCAAAGTCTACGTGGAGAAAAAAGTTGCGGTCAACGGTGATGTTTACGGGACCGCGGACTTCATCTCCTGGAACCCCGGCACTCACACTCTCTACGTCCGCGATTTCAAGTACGGCGCCGGCGTGGCTGTCTCGATCGAGCGAAACATCCAGCTCCGCATTTACGCCCTGGCCTCATTGATGACCATGAAGCTGCCGGCGAATAGCGTGAACATCGGTGTCGTCCAGCCGCGGTATGAGCACCCCGATGGTCTCATACGCAGCGTGGACTTCGACACGACCGAACTCCTGGATCTGTTCGCCGATGTGCAGGACGGGATAGGCCGGGTTGCGGAGGCGGAACAAGCCAAAGGGTCGAAGGGATGGGAAGACACTTACCTGCATCCCTCCGATAAAGGCTGCCGGTGGTGCCTGGCTGCTCCCAAATGCCCCGCGCTCAAAAACAAGGCGCAGGCCTTGGCCAAGCAGGTCTTTTCTGCGGAGCCTGTATCCGCAGCCCCAGGCCTGCCCTACGACCCGCTCAAACTGGCGCAGACGCTTGACTTCCTTCCGATTCTGGAGGGATGGATCAAGAACACCCGTGAGTTCGCCTATGGCGAAGCCGAGAAGGGCCAGGAAATTCCCGACTACAAGCTGGTCGAGAAACTCGCTGTCCGGAAGTGGATCGACACCTTCGACAAAGTGAAGCTGATCCGCGCCCTCAACTGCGGCGCCACGGACATCTATAAGCCCATCGAACTGATCGGCATAGGCGATGCCGAAAAACTCGCTCCCGGCAAGAACGCCAAGGAACGCGCCGCCGTGCTTGAGCCATTCGTCAAGCGGGAATCGAGCGGTCACACTTTGGTCCACGTCAGCGACAAGCGCGAGCCTGTACGGATCGACGCCAAGGCGGCGTTCGGCGCAACAACGATTGCGGGGATACTGGAATGAACCTGACCTATTTTGGGATTCGAGTGAAGGGAACGGAGAAGTTTTTTCTCCGCAGTCCAGACCAGCGGCGTGGGTACTCGTGGGACGAGCCGGAGGAGCCTACGCAGAACAAGCCAGTGCGGCTTTTCCCATCGAAAAAGTCCGCGCAGAACGCTCTGGCCCAATGGCGCCGGGGCAAGCATATCCACAAAGTTTCTTCACAGCCGCAGAGCTATTTGTCCATTGATGGCTATGATGAAGAATGGGTTGACATCGAAGTAGTTCCGGAACGGAAGACCGCAGAGATCGAGATAGTCTCTCTGCGTTTAACAGCTTCGTAAGGCACGAGCAACGCGCTCCCCAGCCGATAACGAGACCGAAGCACCGTTGAGAGGCGTCAAACAATGAGCGAGCATTTCATTTACCGCGACAGATTACAAGCAGTTGTAGACTGGCTGCTGAAAGACTTACCGCCGGGGATGCAGCGCTCACCGTCACGAGGCACTCTCTTGCGATGGGAAGAGGAGAGGAAAGACAGGGAGACGGGCGCGTATGCCTTCGATCCATCCGATATTTCGGGCAGCGAGCGTAAGCAGCGGGCCCGTTTTCGGGAGCTTTGGCTCTTGGAATTGGAGACCGATAAGGCGGACATGGAAGCCGGCGGGAATGAGGGCTGGCCGGAGAATTTTATGGCCCCAAGGAATCCAAAGACGGCGGTGCTGAAATCCCTCCTATGTGCTGATGGATGGACGCCTCTCAAAGGAAAGTTGCAATCGATTCGAGATTTAAGACGGTAAGCTATCAACCCTTTTCGTAAGGCACGAGCAACACGCTCCCCAGCCGATAACCGACAACCACAACAGACAAATCACACCATCAAGGAGAGCATCAAAATGGCAGACAACATCATCACCCCTGAATTCCGCGCCGCTTTCATCAGCGTCTTCAGAGCCACATCCATGAAGAACGCCGACGGCTCCGTCAACAAACCGAAGTACTCGATCCGCGCCGCGTTCCCGCCGACCGCGAAACTCGACGCGCTCAAGAAGGAAGCGCAGCTTGCCGCCCAGGAGAAGTGGGGGGACAAGATCCCCAAGACCCTGCGCTCTCCGTTTCGTTTGAACGAGGAACTGGAGAACCCCATCGTCGGAATTGGTGACGACTGGATCATCATGAGCTTCTCGGCCAACGAGGACCGGCGTCCTGGCATCGTGGACGCCAAATTGCAGGACATCATCGACGACAGCGATGTGTACTCCGGCGCATGGTACCGCGCCCAGGTCCGTGCCTTCGCTTACGAGAACGCTGGCAACAAGGGTGTCAGCTTCGGCCTCCAGAACGTGCAGAAGCTGCGTGACGACGATCCGCTCGGCAGCGGCCGCATTCCCGCATCCAAGGCCTTCGAGCCGGTCGATGTGCCGGTCGGTGCTTCGACGGGGAAGACCGCAACCAGCATCTTCGGGTAGCGGTAAGGCTCTACCAACGCTGGCGACCTTTCTGCCGGAAGCCTCTTGCAGACGGGTGTAGACTCCGGATAACGGCCAGCAGTAGCAACTGTGAGGAACTTAGATCGGGCGGCGGATGACCCAGTGTCCTGATGCCGCCCGCTCACAGCAATCTCATGATTTTTGGGCGCGTAGCTCAGTTGGAAGCAGCAATTCCCTCTTAAGGAAAAGGTCGCAGGTTCGACTCCTGCCGCGCCCACCAGCACCAACAGGTATCGTGAGGAGTATGCTATGCCCAGTAAAGTAATAGCGAAGCAGTACGATGATGATGGCAAGGTTGTCAAAGAACATGAAGTTGAACGCCTAAGCCCCGCAGAAATACGTGTGCGGTCAAGAGAATCTTTGGCACTTAGGGCGCGACCAGTGTCGCAAGGAGGTACGCGCCCAGATGGTCTGAGTCGTGAAGATTGGCGTGTCACGCAAGGCGCATACTACGATGACGACCGATGCTAATCTCGTTTTGGCGACAGACGGCCTAATGGGCATTTAGCCTCCTAATTTTTGTTGAAGAGGTGTGCTTTGGATATTCAGACGATTTTTGACATCAATTTGCAACGCTGCGCGCGTTGGCATGAGAAGGGCATCCAGGATTGGTCGCCATTAGAATGGGCTGGGGCCATGGCTGGAGAAGCTGGAGAAGCGGCGAACGCAGCCAAGAAGATAAAGCGCATCGAGACCAACATGATGAGCATCAATGAATCTGCTCGGCATTATACGAGTGTTGAGGATGCCCGGATCGAAGTCGCGAAAGAGGTTGCGGACACGATTCTCTACGGCTTGCTGCTCATGGCCAGGGTCGGGGTCAATATGCCCGAAGAAGTTCTGCGCGAAGTGTTCAACAAGAAGTCCAAAGAGTACGGTTTTCCAGAAAGAATCTGATTACCTCCAGAAAGAATCCCCCATGATCTCCTTTGGCGCAGATTTTGAAACCTATTCCGAAATAGACCTGAAGAAAGCAGGCCTCCATAACTACGCTACCGATCCCTCCACCGGCGCGCACTGCCTCTCCTACGGCCCCGACCCTGAGCGCATCAAAACTTGGGTAGAAGGCGAGCCCTTCCCCGAAGACCTAAGATCCCACATTACCCAAGGCGGCATCATCACCGCCTGGAATGCAGCCTTTGAACTGGCGATCTGGAACGAAGTCTGCGTCAAGAAATACGGCTGGATTCCCCTCCCCGTCTCACAGGTCCGCTGTTCCATGGTGCGGGCCTACGCGATGGCGCTGCCGGGTGCGCTTGAGGATGCGGCCCCCGCCTTGGGCGTGGACCAGCGCAAGGATGCCGCGGGCCATAGGATCATGCTGCAACTCTCGAAGCCGAAGAAGGACGGCAGCATGTGGCGCCGCGACGCGGAGTCCCTCGACAAGTTCCTCTCCTTATACGATTACAACCGGCAGGACGTGCGGACGGAATTGGCCTGTCTCGATCGCCTGATGGAACTCAGCCCATCCGAGCTTGACCTCTGGGAACTCGATCACAAGATCAACAACCGCGGCGTGATGTGCGATCTCGCGAGTGTCGAGAAAGGTATAGCGATCATCCAGTCCGAGCAGAAGAGACTGAACGCCGAGATGCTCAAGGTCACCGGCGGCGTCGTCGGAGCCTGCACCGAGGTCCAGATGCTCGGCAAATGGATTGCTGCGCAAGGCGTTCAGATGGACGGCTTGGCAAAGGCCGATGTGCTTGACGCTTTGGCTGAGTCAGACGCGCAGGAAGAAGTTGATAGGTACGACGATCTGTTGCAGGAGGCCCCGGCCGCGCCTGTAGGAATCGTGCTCCCACCTGCCGTCCGCCGCGCGCTGGAACTCCGCCAGGAGGCTGCCAAGTCCTCCACGGCGAAGCTGGTCGCCATGCGGGAGAAGGCTTCCGCTGATGGCCGCATTCGCAACATGCACCAGTTCCATGCCGCGTCCACGGGCCGGTGGGCGGGGCGTGGAGTACAAGTCCAAAACCTCCCACGTCCTCGCCTGGAGACGAAGTTTTCAGATGTCGAGGCCATGTTCACGCTGCTCGACAACAAGGAAATGTTTGATATGTTCTACGGGCCGAGTATGGCCGCCGTCTCCGATTGCATCCGTGGGATGCTGGTTGCGGCTGAGGGCAATGAGTTGGTTGCCTGTGACTTCTCCCAAATTGAAGCGCGCGCGCTCCCATGGCTCGCCGGGCAGGACAACGTGCTTGAAGTCTTCCGCACCCACGGCAAGATTTACGAGCACGCGGCCTCCGGCATCTATCATGTGCCGATGGAAGAGGTGAATTGGTTTCAGCGTTTGGTAGGTAAGGTAAGTATTCTTGCCCTGGGGTACGGCGGAGCCGTAGGCGCGTTTCAATCCATGGCTAAAAACTACAACGTGAAGGTCCGGGACGACGAAGCCGACGAGATCAAAACCAACTGGCGTGAGGCGAACAAGAAGACGGTAAGCTACTGGTACGCTCTTGAGCGCGCGGCGCTCGATGCAATGGAGTCGAACGGCATCTATGCTGTTGGCCCTGCCGGCCGCCAAGTGAAGTTCCGTAAGGCTGGCTCGTTCCTGTGGATGCTCCTGCCCAGTGGGCGCGCGCTGTGTTATCCATATCCGGAGATCCGGACAGTCATCACCCCTTGGGGCGCTGAGAAAGAAGCGCTCACCTTTATGACGATCGTGGACATGGCTCAGAAAAAAAAGATAATCCACGATCCAAATTCAAAAGGTCGTTGGCAGCGCGTATCAACTCACGGCGGTCCTTTGGCTGAGAACGCGACTCAAGGGTTCTGTCGCGATCTCCTGGCCACGGCGATGGTTGCAATTGAAGCCGAGGACATTCCGATTGTAATTCACGTCCACGACGAACCTGTGGCCGAGGTAGCTAAGTTCCGCGCGCAGTACGCTCTTGAGCGTATGATCGCAATCATGTCCACAACGCCGAGCTACGCACCTGGACTGCCTCTGGCCGCCGAGGGTTGGCACGGACGACGCTACAGAAAGGCCTGAGAGGAGAAGTTGTGGGTGTCAAAGATTGGGTGCTGCTAATGCTGAATGTACTCCTTTGGGTGATTCCCGGCGGAGTGCTGTGTCTTCTTGTGTGGTTTGAAATTGACAGCCGGAGGATGTGATGAACTGGATCACAGCAAAATTCAAATCAGAGTGCGTCTCCTGTACTCGCGACATCGACGCGGGAGAGCGCATCCTGTTTGACTTCGAGGAGCGCGAAGCCTATTGCAGCAAATGCGGGGAACGGATCAAGCCTGATCCGAAGAAGAAAGGATTTCAATGAGCCAACACGACAATCTCGGCGCAACCGACGATGAAGTCAAGGACTCTCTGCGCGAGGACGTGATCTCGGCGTTCAAGATATGCAATCGGCAGCGCGCGCGCATCGCCACTCTGGAGCGTGAACTTGCCACGCTCAAACAAGAAAGCACAATCGTCGTAACGACGCCGTTTCCTTTCCTTCATAGCGACTTCCTCTCCCTGATGAACGACATCGGCCGCCTGGGCCATGAGAAGTTCGGCGCCGATGCTATCGAGGTCAGCGGTCGTAGCAGGAATATCGCACGTCATCAGAAGGAAGAGATCATGAACCACGCCCACGGTCATTTGTTGTGCTATGCATACGGGAGGCCTCACGACAGGTTGGGCACTTCACAAGCGCACCTGGCCGCGGCGGCTTTCAACTGCATGTTGGAGTTTTGGTTTTCTCAGGGTGAGTGATGAAGATTTTGCAAGGGGACGCACTGACGCGGTTGCGGAAGATGGACGCTGAGTCCGTGCAGTGCGTGGTGACCAGCCCGCCATACTGGGGCTTGCGGCAGTATTTCTTTGACAAAGCCTCAGTAGTGAGAGATGATATAACTGCGGAGGAAAAGCAGTATGTCGCAACCGAAATTGCACGACTCGGAATCAAGCCGCGCCTTTAAGCGCAGGGAACCCAAGCCGTACTGGGAGAAGAAATGGCTCGTCGCGGAGTATGTGAAGAAGGGAAGATCGGCACAGGAAATTGCAGCGGAGTTCGGCTGTGCCGAGACGAACGTTCTCTATTTTCTGACCAAAAACGGCATTCCTCGGCGGTCAATGAAAGAGGTTCGGCAGGTAAAAACTTGGGCAATGAGCGGTGCGGCCAACGGCATGTATGGCAAATGCGGAGCGCAGAATCCTCGATGGATCGACGGCTCGGCACCGGAGCGGCAGACTATGTATGCGCGGTCGTTCTGGAAAGAGTTAGCCAAAGTTGTACTGGAGCGAGACAGTTACAAATGCCAGCGGTGCAATGCAACTCATTCTGGCAAGAACAAGCTACACGCGCACCACATCAAAACTTGGGCGGGAAATCCGAAGTCCAGGTTTCTACTCCCAAACATCATCATTTTATGCCAAACATGCCACAATTGGGTTCACTCGAAAGCGAACGTGAACAATGAATATTTATCATCTTGACGACATACCAGTCCACCTGAAGAAATACTTCCAGTCTGTGCCGCAGCTTGGCCTGGAGAAGACGCCGGAGGAGTACATCTCCAAGATGGTTGCCGTGTTCGCGGAAGTGCGGCGCGTCCTGCGGGATGATGGAACGCTCTGGCTGAATATCGGAGACAGCTATGCTAATGATGGGAAGTGGGGAGGTTCAACAGGAGGTAAGCACGCTGCCAGCCTGCACGGGGAGCCGATAGGACGCGCAAAGCGAGACACGGGCCTCAAACCCAAAGACCTCGTAGGCATTCCATGGATGCTCGCCTTCGCTCTGCGCGCCGACGGCTGGTATCTGCGGCAGGACATCATCTGGGCCAAGTCGAACCCGATGCCGGAGAGCGTTCAAGATAGATGTTGCAAATCACATGAGTATCTGTTCCTGCTGACGAAATCGGCGAAGTATTACTTCGACCACGAGGCAATTAAGGAACCCTGCGTGAAAGGCTTCGCGGGGTTAACATTTACAGAAGGAAAAACAGGTGAGCATCAACTTGGACGGGCGAGCACCAAGCCGCGTATAGGGGCGGATCGCAAGGAACTGCGAAGCGACATTGAATCCAGGCATCGCTCGGAGATACCGGGGGGACAAAGTTTAGAAGCGTCCCCTGGGGAGACTCGCAACAAGCGCGATGTCTGGACCGTCGCCACGCAGCCTTACAAAGAAGCCCACTTCGCAACTTTCCCACCCAAGTTGATTGAGCCTTGCATCCTGGCCGGGTGCCCGGTCGGCGGTGTCGTCCTCGACCCCTTTGCTGGCTCAGGGACGACCGGCGTCGTCGCTCTGCGCCACGGACGGGACTTCCTCGGAATAGAATTGAATCCGGGCTACATTGCCCTGGCCCACAAGCGCATTCTCGCGGAGATTCTTTCATGACCACCCCCCAATCGGAGTTCGCGCTGCTCCTGGCCCAAGGCGGGCTGCACGTCTTCCCGTGCGGCGTCAATTCCAAGCTGCCGGCGATCAAGGACTTCCCCAATCGGGCGACCACGGACCTGAAGCGGGTCGAAGCCTGGTGGAACGGCCGGCCGAAAAATGTGGGAATCTCCACATCTCACTTCGCCGCGAACGAGGCACTGGTGGTCGTGGATGTGGATGTGAAGGCTGGCAAACGCGGCGATCTGAGCCTCCTCAATCTCGATCTTGAGGGCTTCGATCTGCCGCCGACGTTCTCCGTTTCCACGCCATCGGGCGGCCAGCACTTGTACTATCGGACTCCCAAGGCCTTGAGGCAGGGCACAGACACTCTCGGCCAAGGCCTCGACATACGCTCGTTGGGCGGGTACGTCCTCGGGCCGGGCAGCATCATCAACGGCCGTGCTTACGAGGTCACGAACAAAGCCCCTATCGCGCCAGCTCCCGAATGGCTTGTCCAACGCTTAGGCCAGCCCCGCAGCCGCGCCGACTCCCCTTCCAAGGCTCTGACCGGCGTCAAGCCCGACCGGGCGGCGCAGCGCGCCTCCCAATGGCTTGCAGTCTACGCCCCAACAGCAACCGAGGGCCAGGGCGGCGACGCCGAGACGTACAAAGTTGCCTTGCATCTGAAAGACCTGGGATGCGACGCCAGCCAGGCGCTCGAACTGATGGCCCCGTGGAACGAGCGTTGCTCCCCTCCCTGGAACCAGGAAGAACTGGAAACGAAAGTTCGCAACGCTTTCAAGTACGGCCGGGAGCCGCAGGGGGTTGCGGCACCTGAGGCGATTTTCCCCCCAGTGGAGGAAAAACCGGCTGAAGATAAGGTTCATCCCTTCGAGAAGTTCAATCGAAATTACGCTTTCATCTTTTCCGGTGGAACAGGGAACGTTCTTTGGGAGACTGAAGGACCGGATGGAGCCTATGAGTTTCACCTGATGGGCAAGCAGTCCTTCCTGGACATGCACGCCGCCAACAAGTTGCAGGTCGGGGACAAGACCAAGCCAACCGCACAGATGTGGATGGAATGGCTTGGGAGGCGCAGCTTCGATGGCCTGGTGTTTGAGCCCGGCATAGAAGTGAATTCGCGTTGGTTCAATATGTGGAGGGGCTTCGCCGTGAAGCCGGCGGATACGCCCGAGCATCCCATGGTCGAACGCTGGAAAGAGCATCTCTTCGAGAACATCTGTAGCCGGGACAAGGCTTTGGCCGACTGGCTCACATGCTGGTTTGCTCACTTGGTCCAGCGGCCGTTCGAGAAGCCCCTGGTAGCGATCGTCTTCCGCGGTGGGAAGGGTGTGGGCAAGAACGCGCTTGTGGAACGCATCAGCAGGCTGCTCGGCGGCCATGCCATGACCACGGCCCGGCGCCGGTACCTTGTCTCGAACTTCACCCAGCACCTTCAATACTCGCTGTTGTTCATTCTCGACGAGGCTTTTTGGTCCGGCGACAAGGAAGCGGAGGGTGTGGTCAAGGATCTGGTGACCGGCTCAAAGCACCAGATCGAGCCGAAGGGCAAGGAGTCCTACACTGTCCGCAACCTGACCAGGGTGGTCGTGATCGGTAACGAGGAATGGCTGGTGCCAGCCTCGGCTGACGAGCGCCGCTGGGCGGTCTTCGATGTCGGCGAAGGCCGCAAGCAGGACAGGCAGTATTTCGAGGAGATGCGCCTGGGCCTCGATGAGCATGGCGGAGCCGCCCATCTGCTCCGATACCTGATGGACTACAAGATCACCCAGGATGTGAACCTGGCTCCCAACACGACCGGCCTTACCGCTCAGAAAATCTCGTCTCTGGAGCCTGTGCCTCAGTGGTGGTACGACACTCTGGCGGCCGGAACGATCGCCGGCGGCGACTGGGGAGGGGAGTGGCCGGATTCGATTCCAACGAATCGGCTCAGGGATGCCCTTCGCCGATGGGTCGGGAATCGCAACATCAAGGGCCGGCTTCCCAACGATGTGAACTTCGGCAAGATATTGAAGCAGATGGCGCCTTCGTTCGAGAAGAAAAAGATCGGAGGCGCGCGGGTAGCGGACGGCGACACGAGCTATGCCTACTTCAGGGCGTCTTTGGAGACTATGCGCAAGGAGTTCGACAAGTATATCGGGGGTGGCGTGCCGTGGACGGAATGAGAAAAGCAATGAAAAAACTTAGTGAGTTGTTGATTTACTTGTGGCTGAAAGCTAGACCACGATGCACCCATCCGAATTTGGTGCAAAAGTTCTTTTGGAGAGATGGCCCAGCAGTTCGATCATCTTGCCCTGATTGCGGGTTATTTGACTGTGGGATGGTAATCACTAACGAAAGTGAGAACGAATGGTTAGCGAACAACAAGTAGATGAGCATCTCGACTATTCTAAACGCTTGCGCGCCGCCGATTACTTCGTCGCTGACGCCTTGCTTGGGCCTGTTCAGGAGATGGTTCGCCAGTACCACTATTCTCGGGGTGGGTCGAACACAGCAGTTTACACGCATGGACTGTACAGGAAGGTAGATGGTGTACTTGTCGGAGCGGCGTGGTGGTTGCCTCCAACTCGCGTAGCTTGCGAGTCAGTCAACCGGGCAGAGTGGCAGAAGGTTCTTTCCTTGACTCGGCTGGTGGTCCTGCCCAATGTCCCGCGCAACGCTTGCTCTTTCCTTATCGCACGATCTGTGCGAACGATTTGGAAGGAAGATCGGTTCTGGTCTCTCGTGACCTACGCCGATGAGAGTGAGGGGCATGAAGGCCGGGTGTATCGCGCCTGCAATTTTCATTACATTGGCAAGACCGGGCCTTATACCAAGTTCGTCGATGCAAACGGCAGACAGGTTGCGGCCAAGGCGACCAAGAATCGTAGGAAGGCTGAGATGGAGGCGTTGGGGTATCGTAAGGCTGGAAGTTTTTATAAGCACAAGTACGTGTTGCACAGTCCGAAGCACGAGTGGCCGGAGGAGTTCAAAGAATGGTTGGAGAAACAAAAAGCAGAGCGGTTGTTGGAAGAGATCCTCTCGTGAGCGTGATCCTCACTCCCACCCAGCTCGCTCAGCGCTGGCGCACCAGCGTCAGCTACCTGGCCAATCTGCGCAGCCAGAGGAAGGGCTGCCCCTACATCAAGCTTGGCCGGCGCGTGGTGTACCGCGAGAAAGACGTGAAGCGTTACGAGATGGACCGGCGTGTCGCCGCTGAATTTGTCAAACCGAGAAAGACTTGCAAAGAGGTAGTTGACAACGTGAAGAAAC